GAACCATAAACAGGAGTTTCAGCATCCTCTCCACCATATGCACTTATTGATTCTGCATTAGGATAAAAAGTTTGTGTCAAAGTTTCATAGTCTTTAACTGTAACTGCTCTATTTTGTGATTGATATTGTAAAGGTGCATTAAATCTAATTGAGTTATTACCTTGTGCAATACTTCCACCTTGTGCAACAGATACAGTTGAAATTGAAACATCTGTAAATCCACCTACTGTGCCACCTAAACTAAATGATGAAGCACCATTAGCTGCATCCTTATTAGTTACAATATATTCTAAAATTATAATGTTGCCATCTGTTACTGATTTACCTAAAACACCATCACCGAAATAAACTTCAAATCTGCCATCATCACACTCTTGTAAGAAATAAACTTTTGATGTTGAATCTAACTCTGTTAGTGTTTGAGATTTTGTATATGTATTTGTTGTTGTATCAGTAGATGAGTTTTGTACTTTAACTGTTAATAAATTTGTATCTGCTAAATTACTTGGTATAATAAATTTTTGGTCTACATCTGAAGAATCTACTGTATATTGAAAATTAACATTTGTTCCTTCATAAATTGATACATTTGAAAACTTATAAACACCATCAGTTGGTTGCATTGTAATATCTTCATTTGTTAAAAAGGTATAAGTTATTCGGTCAATAACAGTAGTAAAGGTAGTTCCTTTTGCCATTGTAATTGAGGCAACAGTTGTAGGAACATTATTAACAGTTATATCAATAGTTGCTAATGGTGATGTAACTGATGTAGGCGTATAACCTAACTGTCTTGCTAATGCAACAACATTTTTACGAATGTCTGCGCTATCTAAATATAATTCATTTGATAACATGTTAGCATTAAATGATAGGTAATGTGTATTGTATGCTAACAAGTCTAATAATACAGACATACCTGAACCTTCAAAATCATAGTCTGAAAATTCTGCTTGATTTTGTAAAAATGTTTTTAGATTGTCTCTTATACCATCATAGTCTAATTCAGAAACATCTAGTCTATTACTAATTGCATTTGCCATTTTATCTTAATCTCTCTAAAAATGTATCTACTATTACTGGTTCTTGTGAACCTTTTATTATAAAATGAATACTAACTCCATAAGCATTTTTATCTTCTTGGTTATTAATTACAATATCACTTAAAGATATTCTAGGTTCATATTCATTCAATACCTCTGCAATTTTAAGTTGCATAAAGTGTGATGTTAATTCTGTCATAGGTTCAAATAATAAACCCCTAATACCTGAACCAATCTCTGGCCTAAATGGTCTCTCATAATTATTAGTATTAATTAAGTTTCGTACACTTCTCTTAATAGCTTCAGCGTCTGTAAGTTTATTTACATCTTTAGTTACTGAATTTAAACCAAAGTCTAAATCTAGGTCCTTGAAAGTCCTACTAGTTCTATTAGATTCGTTTGTATTTGTAGCGTCCCATTTTGGCATAACGCTAACTATTTATACAGACTAGGCTGTTCTTTTCCACATATAGACAACAATATATGGTTGAACATTATTATGAGCGCTTCCACTACCTGTATTTGATACATTAGGATTAGTATCATAGTTCTCTCCAGGTAATCTAGAATTATATTGATGATGTTCAAAAGAAAATCCACTTCTTGAAATATTTCCTGAAATTGTATGAGTATGAGCTGGTAATTCAGCAACAGATAATGTATGAGTTTTAGAACCACCTGTTTCTTCTGCACCATCAAAATCTGTATCTGAAGAATCAATACCTATAAGAACACGACCTTCACCAAAGGCAGTCCATGTGCCAAATCCTAATAGTGTTCCTGGATTTGTTGCATTAGTGGCGTTCATATAAATTGAACCTACAGGATATGCATTTGCAATTGTAGCAGTTACACCTGTTAATGTTGTAAATGAAACTTGACCACTACCATTTGTGGACATAACTTGTCCACTTGTGCCATCAGTTGTTGGCATTGCATATGTACCATCTCCACCCAAATGTGTGAAGTTAGCATCCAATTCAGTATGAGTTAATGCTGTTCCTTTAGTACCTCTTTTTGTTAATGCCATTTTTAATCCTCAATTGTTTTTTGATTTTCTACTGTATTACTATAATATTGTCCTACATATGATTGTATAACATTATTTATAGTGCCTGGATTATTTTCTAAATAATCATCTAACACATATTGAAACACAGATGTTTCAGTATTAAAGACTACATCTGGGTCGCCTTGTGTATCTTTAGTAAAATTTAAAGTAACACCTTCAATTGTAATATCAACAGTTGTATCTTCTCCTCTAGGTGTTACAACAGTTGTTGGGGCAGGTAATTCTGATTTAAAATAAGTTACCCCATGTTCTGTAACAGTAGGCACTATACACCACCTTGAGCCGCAAATACATTTTGTGAACCCATAGCACAAACAGAAGGTGGAAAACAAGGTAAATGTCCTGATGTAGGACTACCCATTGTTGCGATTGGTCTACCATTTACAAATACACTACCTTGTAATGGTACTGCAACATCTGTACATGCTGTCTTATCACCAAATCTAACAGTTGCTTTATTATTAGTAAATACATTAGGAGAACCTGATATAAATGGCGTAGCGTGATATTTGACACATTTATGTCCTGCATGAAAATCACCTATTCTTACTACTGGTCTACTCATATGACTATTTATACGATAAATGAAAATAAAGCTTGACAAACATTGCCGTATATGATAAGCTTCATTCATGAATATCGTACAAATATTTAACAATTTTGACCAATGCACTATTTTAGTGCATATATTATTTTCAATATATTTAATAAACACTTATAAATCAATAACTTGGGCTACCGAAAAGTGCTTGACACGGCTTTAAATATACCATATAATGGACACATGAATAAATTAAAACACACTAAAAAAACTGACTTTCAAAATACTCTAAATTTAGACAGTAAATCTCAATTAGCAAAATTACTTGCTACTGAAAATATTACTGTTCAACACAATAATGTTGCTACTGCTTCTTTTGATGTAGGTAATAGAGTACTAACACTTCCTATATTTAAAATCAAAAATAAACATGTCTATGATATGTTGATTACTCATGAATGTGGTCATGCATTACATACTAAAGTTGATGACTGGTCAGAAATTGGGTCTGATGACAGATTAAGAATGGCAGTCAATATTCTAGAAGATACTAGAATTGATAAGATTATGCAAAAATCATATCCTGGTGTTGTTAATGATTACAAAAAAGGTTTTGATGTTCTTAATGATTCTAACTTTTATGGTTTAGATGATAATAACATAAACGAATTATCAGTATTAGATAAAATCAATATGAGGTCTAAATCTTTAGAAAGACTTGATATTGAATTTTCAGATGATGAATTAAAGATTGTAAAAAAAGTTGATAACATCAAAACTTTTGATGATGTTATGACACTTGCAAAAGATATTCTTGCATACCAAGAAAAAGAAGATAAAAAACAAATGATGAATCAAGGTGATATTTCAATGTCAGGTGGTGACAATGAAGACGCTGACGGCGAACAAGATTCAGATGAACATAAAGATGATGATGGTCAAATGAGAAATGAAGATTCTCATAGTGATTCAGATAAAGAATCAGAATCAGATGAGACTGAAAGAAAAGATGATGAAACTTATACTGAATATCAAGATAGATTAGAAAAACTTAAAGATGAAATGAAACTAGAAGAAGAAATGGCAAATTCATCTATGGCACCAAAAGATATGCAAGATGATGATTTCGGTATTACTAATAGACAATTTGAAAAATCAGTTCAAGAATTAACTCAAACTGATAAATCAAGTAAAAGAGCTTATGCAAATCTGCCTAATGCAAAACTAGAAAATACTATCATTACTTACAAACAATGGTTTAAAGATTTCGGTAATTCAATTGATGAAGACTACCATGAAAAATACAAATCTCAAATGTTATCTAGATATTCTAAATTCAAATCAGACAGTATGAAAACTGTTAATTATCTAGTTAAAGAATTTGAAATGAAAAAATCTGCTACTGCATATAAAAGAGCAAGTACTTCTAAGACAGGTGTTATTGACCCTATGATGTTAAGTAAGTACAAATTTACAGATGATATATTCAAAAAATTGACTATCGTTCCGGATGCTAAGAATCACGGTATGATTATTCTAGTTGATTGGTCAGGTTCTATGTCTGATGTATTACCTTCTGTTATTCAACAGTTGATGAACCTTGCTTGGTTTTGTAGAAAGATTAATATTCCATTTGAAGTTTATGCTTTCAGTAATTATTACGGATATGATTATGATACTAGAAGTAGAAATTTAACAGAATCTTTTGACTTGAAATCAGGTGATATCAATATGAAAGATTTCAAACTAGTAAATTTCTTATCTCACAAAATGAATAATCAAGATTTTGAACACGGCATGTTAAACATGTACTTGACATTAGAATGTACTGATAACAGAGGTTATGGTTCTAAACCAATTATTGATTGGTCTGATTCAGATGATGATGGTAATTATCTTGCAAGACCTATTAGTTTGCCTTCATGTATGCATTTAGGTTCTACTCCTTTGAATCAGGCACTTGCTACTATGATTGACATTATTCCAAAATTCAAGTCTAAATACAATATTGAAAAATTATCATTCATCACATTGACTGATGGTGCTTCAGATAGTGGCGAAGGTATTGTAGATGATATAACTTATGGTGAACAGAATAAAGAGAGACAGATTCATACTCAAAATGTTGATGGTAGATTAGTTATCAATGTTAAAGGTAAAAACTATGATATGCAATCTAATACTAGAAGTGTATCTTTTAGTTCTGATAGAATGACTTCATTATTACTTCAAATAATCAAACAAAGATACGATACTAATAACATAGGATTCTACTTAATTCCTGCAAAATCTAGAAGACATCTACATTGGGCGATTGATGAGTATGATTCTAAAGGAAATTACATAGGTTCTAACTTAGATGATGTAATGAAAGACTTAACTAAAGATAATGTTCACTTAACTCCTAAATCAGGTTATGACAAGTACTTTATTACAGTCGGTAACACTAGAGTTGAATCTGCTGACTTGTCTAGTCTTGATTCAGACGCTAAAACTTCTGATATTAAGAGATTATTCAGAAAATCTATGACCGGTAGACTGAAATCAAGAGTCCTACTCAATAATTTCATTGAGGAGGTCGCATAATCGTGAATTTTAATGAGAATAAGTCGCATTTAGTGAAAAATATGAAAAAAAGTGCGATTTTAACCGGAAAAAGCTTGACATGGACTCAAAAATACCATATAATCCTTATATAAACTATGAAAAATACGAATTTTAACAACGGAGACACAAAAACTATGAAAACTATGACATCAAAAGATAAAAAACAAGCATTTATTGACGCTTGTATGGAAAAATTTGAATCTGATTCAAACGGAGACCATATCTTGACTATTGACCAATTGAAAGATGTTGCTTCTACCTTCGGTATGAAGTATGCACCTCAATGGATTGTAAAAAATCCTGTAAATAAAGTCGGAAAAGGTCTTTTCAAATTACCTGCATTAGGTGAAGTTACAAAAGTTCACGCTTCTAGACTAGTTCAAGCTGCTGAACAATACGAATCGCCTAAAACAGAAAAAATTGATAATACAGAAACTAAAACTGAGGCGGCTTATGTTGTTAGTTCTTTAACAGGTGATATCATTCCTGAAAAAGACCCTAACTTTGTAACTTTCGGTGATTATAGTTCTGTAAAATCTATTATCGCTTCTAAGAAATTCTATCCAATCTTCATTACTGGTCTTTCTGGTAATGGTAAGACATTGGGTGTTACACAGGCATGTGCCGAAAAGAAAAGAGAGATGATTAGGGTCAATGTTACAATTGAAACTGATGAAGATGATTTACTAGGTGGATACAGATTGAGAGACGGTCAAACTGTTTGGCAAAATGGTCCAGTTATTGAGGCAATGGAAAGAGGTGCTGTTTTACTTCTTGATGAGATTGACCTTGCAAGTAACAAGATTATGTGTTTACAACCTATACTAGAAGGTAACGGTGTATTTGTTAAGAAGATTAACAAGTTCATTAAACCTGCTCTTGGTTTCACAGTAGTTGCTACTGCAAACACCAAAGGTAAAGGTTCTGAAGACGGTCAGTTTATCGGTACTAATGTTCTTAACGAGGCATTTCTAGAGAGATTCCCAATTACATTTGAACAAAAGTATCCTTCAGTTAAGATTGAGACTAAAATCATTTCTAAAATGTTAGAGACTGAAAGTGTTAAAGATGATGAATACGCTACGAATCTTGTAAATTGGGCTGACATTATCAGAAAAACTTACACAGAGGGTGGGGTTGATGAAATCATATCTACTAGAAGACTTGTACATATCGCTAAGGCATATTCAATCTTCAGAAATAAACTGAAGGCTGTTGAAGTTTGTACTAACAGATTTGATGATGATACAAAACAATCATTCATTGACTTGTACACTAAGATTGATTCAGGCGTTAATCCAGAAGAATTAATGTCTAAAGAATCAGATGAACCAATCGCCGATGAGGTTGAGGCAGATGAGGATATCATCTAAAATATCTCATTTCATAGTGTGTCCAGAGGCCGGTATCATACCGGTCTCGCCACATATAAATAGAATTACACTCGGAGAAAAATTATGACATTAGATTTAATATTAACAGCAGTATTATGGGGTTGTGTAATTGCAATGCTCATATCTCTGCATAAACTAGGTACAATACTTGATAGAATGATAGAAAGGACTTCCATTATAAGACTTAATATATCAGAAGTTAAAGATATGGTACAAACTAAAATGAATCAAGAGGATAGAGAAAAGGAAATTGATAAATTTATTGATGAATTAAATAAAAAACATAATGAGGAAAACAAGTGAAAGTTGATGTGAGACATGGCAATATAGAACAGGCTTTGAGAATCTTAAAAAGGAAAGTTCAAAAGGAAGGTATTATCCGAATTGCAAGAGAAAAAGAGTTCTATGAAAAACCTACTGCAAAACGCCAAAGAAAGAAAAAGAGTTCTGAAAAAACTTTAAGAAAGTTAAGAATGAAAAACGAATTGGCACCTAAAAGACATTCCAGAAAATATTTTTAATTCTAAAAAATGATTTAAATTTTTATATAAACTTTTTAATGTCTAATATTGTATTAAAGTTATCAATATAATATTTCTTATCTATTTTTCTTGTATCTCTATTTACAAATAAAATTTCTGCTTTAGGTGTAACACTACTTGAAGCACCTATAATAAAATTTTTATCAGTTAATTGTAGACCTCTTAAAAAATACTGTTTCCTTTTTACTAAATTTACCTCAAATTTTATCTCTTTTGTTTTC